CTCGAAAGATATTTCGGTTTTGACTTAAAAGAAGATATTACTGAAATACCTGCTCTACAGCCTGAGCTTCGAGATGCGTCCGCCTACTACACTTCACTAGTGAATGGCGGTATCATAACTCCTAACGAAGCAAGAGAGCGTTTAGGATTTGAACCTGTAGAAGGAGCTGAAGATATTCGAGTTCCAGCAAACATCGCAGGTTCTGCAACTAATCCCAACGAGGGCGGACGACCAGAAGAAGGAAACGAAGATGGCGAATAGACCACAAAGAATTAAACTATGTAAAGATTTAGCAATGTATTTTGCGGAGAAAGGCAAAATCTTGACAAGAAGAATACTTAAAACAAGACGACAAACCTGTTAGATTATCAGGTATTCGTAATGTAGGAAGAAGTTATTCCCGAGCAATAGAAATGATGAAAAGGGCACACCCTGAACTCATGGACTTGATCGAGAAGAAAAAGGAAGAGGCGGCTAAACCAAAGCCTACTCCTCCTAAAGCACCAAAGCCGGCACCAAAGGCAGCGGTCAAGCCTGCTATTAAACCAGCAGTAAAACAGGATAAAGATGATGAACAAGATCTTTAATCTTACATCCACTTTTAAAGCCCTAGAAGAAGTAGCAGACGGTTCTGTTATGATTCGAGGTATGGCAAGTACTACTGACTTTGATCGCGCGGGTGACTCAATATCAGCAGAGGCTTGGACAAAAGGTGGTTTGTCAAATTTTGAGAAAAATCCAATCATTCTGTTTAATCATGACTATGATAAGCCGATTGGTCGAGCCACGGGGTTGAAAGCCGGCCCAAATGGTTTAGAACTTGAGGCAAAGATTAGCAAGGCAGCACCTGCTAGTGTTTGTCAACTTGTTAAAGACGGCGTACTTGGAGCCTTTTCCGTTGGTTTCCGGGTCAAGGACGCTGATTACATTCAGGAAACTGACGGACTAATGATTAAGGACGCTGAGCTGTTTGAGGTATCTGTTGTATCGGTACCATGCAACCAATCAGCTACTTTTTCGCTCGCGAAGTCATTTGACTCGGAAGATGAGTACAATGAATTCAAAAAAACTTTCACAAAGCGTGTAGATCTAGCCGGTCAGTCTCTGGCTAAGGATGAAGTGAATACTTCGGGAATAGCTAGTGATACACCGGTAAGCGCGGAGCAATCCGCAGATTTGGAGATCAAGATGGATAATCAAAACATCGACTTGGAAGCTTTTGCAAAGAAAGTAGCAGACGACACTGCTATGAAGATTGCTATGAAGCAAGCCGAGCAAAAAGCAGCTGAAGAAGCACAAGCTAAAGCAGCTCAGGAAGCTGAAGAAGCAAAAGCTTTGGAAGCCGAAACTATTAAAAGTGTAGTAAACTCTGGTGTTGAATCAGGTGTTGAAAAACTTATGTCTGACGTTGAGACTAAACTCAGCGAGAAAGACGCAAAAATCGACGAAGTAATTGCTAAGTTTAGCAAAGACCTCGAAGAAAAACAAGCAGAAATCGAAGCTATGCGCAACAGCAAGCGTACTTTCGATGGCCGCGGTCAAGGCGACCTCTCTAAGTGGGGCAAGGACTTCATGCACGCATCTTTACTTGGTACTTTCACTGGTAAAGGCATGGACACTGATTTCGCTCGTGGCGTAATGGAAAAAGCTGGTATCGACTACACTACTAATGCTGGTGACATCGATCAGGAAGTATCTCGTCAAATCGAGAAAGAAGTTACTCTTAACTTGCGTACTGCGGGCTTGTTCCGTGAGATTCAAGTGAATGGTGCAGCTACTGTTCTTCCTATCCAGCCTGACGTTGAGCCTGCTGTATTCCAAACTGGAGCAGCTGCTTCTGGTAACTTGGAAAACCGTGGTGCTTCTGACAACACTTTCAAGCCTTCACAAGTAATTCTGAACGCTTATCGTTTGATCAGCCAGACTTTCATGGACAACAATGTTGACGAGCAAGTTCTTGTTAACCTAATGCCTATGCTAGTCGATTCAGTAGCACGTGCTCACGCTCGCGCTGTTGACAACGCTATCATCAACGGTTCTGGTTCTATTACTGGTCTTGACGGGTTCGCAACAGCTAACTCTGACACTCTGAGCCTTGGTTCTTCTGAAGCTCTGACTGCCGCTAAGCTACTTGCTGCTCGTAAGGACATGGGTAAGTATGGCATCAATCCTGGCGATATTGCGTACATCGTATCACAAGCTCGTTACTACGAACTTATCGAAGATTCAGGCTTCCAGGATGTAACTGACGTTGGTTCTGATCTTGCAACTAAGATCACTGGTCAGATCGGATCTGTATTCGGTACTCCAGTAGTTGTATCTGACAGCTTCCCAACTGAAGCCGCTGGTGCACCTGCTGCCTTCGCAGTTAACCTACGCAACTATGTAATCCCACGTCTACGTGGTGTACAGGTTGAGACTGACTACGAAGTTGGTAATCAGCGCAATGTAATCGTTGCTTCACAAGCCCTCGGCTTTGAAGAGTTGGTTGCAGACGCAGCTGGTAACCGATCAGCAGTTAAGATCGATATTGCATCTTAATAACAAGCAAAACGATAGGGGAGCCTGGCTCCCCTTGAGTTTTTAGTAATGGACTTATGGCAAATTTAATCACATTAGAA